AACACCACCGGCCGCTACAAGATCGAGGAGAAGGTCACCGTCCGGGACAGCCCGGTCGAGACCGCCCGCGTCCGCGGCTCCAGCGACCTCTACGACCGGACCACCCGGACCAACTACGACTGGAAGCTCGTCGGGGTCTCCAGCCTCGACAAGTACCGGCGGCACGGGCCCGGCGGCCAGTACCGCATCCAGGCTCACCTGTACGGCCTCGGCCAGGAGAACGCCGGAGAGGCCCCGGAGCGCGTCGCCATCGTCTTCGTCGGCCGGTACCACGAACTGCGCGTCCACGTCTGGTGGGAGCGCTACGACCGGCAGGTCGCCCTCGACGCCCTCGACCGCCTCGACCGCATCCGCCAGCGCGTCATCGACCTCGACCCCGAGGCCAACCCGCAGGCATGGCAGCAGATCCCGATGGACCCCGACGCCAAGTGCCGGTTCTGCGACTGGCTCCTGCCCGGCAGCACCGACCTCTCGAAGGGCTGCCCCGGCATCGCCAGCCTCAACACCCGCACCGGCTTCGAAGGGCTCACCGGATGACCACCGCCGGGCCCGTCCACTGCGCGATCTGCCGTCACCCGACCTTCCCCACGGGCGGCCGGCACCAGCGCTGGACGTACCACTGCCGCGAAGGGTGCCAGTGCACCCCCACCTACTGCCGGCCCACCGACCGGCCCATCCCCAAGGAGAACGCCAGCATGAGCACCCCGCAGTCTGCCGACGCCTACCTCATGGGCGGGGGCGGCGCGCCCACCGCGAAGTTCCCGACGCCCGCCACCCGCGTCGAGGGCTTCATCACCGAGAAGCCCTCGGTCCAGCAGCAGCGCGACCCGGCCGACGGCAAGCCGAAGTTCTGGACCGACGGCAACCCCATGATGCAGCTGGTCGTCACCGTCCAGACCGTCCTGCGCGACCCGACCATTCAGGACGACGACGGCCGCCGCCGGATCTTCGTCAAGGGCCAGATGAAGCACGCCATCCAGGACGCGGTGAAGCTGGTCGGCGGCGCCGGGCTGGAGGTCGGCGGCTACCTCGCCGTCACCTACACCCACGACGGCCAGAAGACCAACAACGCCTTCAACGCGCCGAAGCAGTATCGCGCGGAGTACACCTCGCCGGCCGCCGCCGAGCTCCAGCAGCCCGCACCGGCTGCCCCGGCCGTCCCGCAGCAGACGTACGCCGCCCCCGCGCCGCAGCCACTCCCCGTCGTGCCCGGTCTGACGGCCCAGCAGGTCGCCGCCGCCCAGGCCGATCCGGCACAGGCGGCCCTCCTCGCCCAGCTCCAGGCCCAGCAGGGTACCCAGGTCGCGCCGGTGGCCACCCCGCCGTTCTGACCAACCCTCATCTCCGCCCGCCGCCGCAGCATTCCCCGGCGCGGCGGCGGGCGGCACCAACCACCCTCACGCCACGGACCCAGGAGCACAGTTGAGCACCACGCCACCGCCGGACACGCTCACCGCAGCGCTCGCCTGGCACGCCGCCGGGGCCAGCGTCGTCCGGGTGGCCCTCGACGGCACCAAGCGCCCCCAGGGTGACTGGAAGGCGGCTCAGTCCGTCCGCGCCACCGAGGACCAGCTCCGCTCCTGGTTCAGCACCGGCTACCCCGGCCTCGGCGTCGTCATGGGCGCGGTCTCCGGCGACCTGGAGATGTTCGAGTTCGAGGGCCGCGCCGTCGCCGAAGGCATCCACCAGCAGTACAACGAGATCGTCGAAGCGTCCGGCCTCGGCGAGGTCTGGGCCCGCGCCAAGTCCGGATACTGCGACAGCACGCCAAGCGGCGGCCTCCACGTCGTCTGGCGGGTCACCGGCGGAACGGTCGGCGGCAACACCAAGCTCGCCGCCCGCCCCGCCCGGGATGAGGAGCTCACCGACAAGGAGCGGGAGATCCTCGTCGCCCGGCCCGACAAGGTCTTCATGCGGGACCTGATCGAGACCCGCGGCGAGGGCGGACAGTCCGTCATGGCGCCCTCGCACGGCGCCGTCCACGACACCGGCAAGCCGTACGTCCTCCTCGCGGGCAGCCCCGCAACCGTCGCCGTCATCGACGCCGACGAGCGCGACGCCCTGCTGGAGATCGCCCGCATGCTCGACCAGGCCCCCGCCAAGACCGAGCCCACGCCGGTCCCGGCCCAGCGCCCGGCCGGCGGCCAGCAGTTCGCCGACAGCGGCGGCCTCAAGCCCGGCGACGACTTCGAAGCCCGCACCGACTGGGCCGACATCCTCAAGCCCCACGGCTGGGAACTCGTGCACACCTCCGGCCGCACCTCCTACTGGCGGCGCCCCGGCAAGAGCATCGGAGTCTCCGCCACCACCGGCCACGACCCGGCGCGCGACCGTCTGTTCGTCTTCACCAGCTCCACCGAGTTCGAGCAGGAGAAGCCGTACAACAAGTTCGGCGCGTACGCCCTCCTGGAGCACCGCGGCGACCACTCCGCCGCCGCGAAGGAGCTACGGCGGCGCGGTTACGGCGGCCGGCCTGCCGAACCCGTCCGGCACCTGGCTGCTGTCCCCGCCAGCGCACCCAGCGCACCGCCAGCCGCCGCCTACGACGGCACCGCCGCGCTCCACATCACCCCGCCAGCCGTCCAGATCGACCCGCGCGCATGGCCCGAGTCCTTCACCGACGACGGCAACGCGATGCTCTTCGCCGACCACTACCACCAAGACCTCCGGTACGTGCCCGAGCGCGGCATGTGGATGCGCTGGGACACCTACCGCTGGGTGTGGGACGACCTCGGCACCACCGTCGAGCTCGCCCGGGCCATGGTCCGCGCGCTCAACCCGAGCGAGTTCCGCGGCGACGAAAACCTTCAGAAAGCCGCCGGGCGGCACCGCAGCAAGTCCCTGTCCAAGGGCGGGATCTACGCCCTCCTCGGCCTCGCCCAGTCCGACCGGCGCATCGCCATCTCCGCAAGCCGCCTGGACGCCGCCCCCCGCCACCTCAACACCCCTGGCGGGATCGTCAACCTCACCACCGGCGCGCTCCACCCCGCCGACCCTGCAGCGCTCCACAGCCGCGCCACCATCGTCACCCCCGACCGCTCACTGCCTACTCCGCGCTGGGACGCGTTCCTCGCCGACTCGTTCAACCACGACGCCGAACTCAACGGCTTCCTCCAACGCCTCGTCGGCTACTCCGCCTCCGCCGACACCGGTACCCACGTCCTGCCGTTCCTTTTCGGCGCCGGCCAGAACGGCAAGTCCGTCCTCATGGAGGTTCTTCAGCGACTCCTCGGCGACTACGCCGCCCCCGCGCCCGCTGGCTTCCTCATGGTCGGGCGCCAGGAGCACTCCGAGGAACTCGCCCGCCTGCAGGGACTGCGGCTCGTCGTCGCCTCCGAGGTCAACCAGGACGCCCGGTTCGACGAGGCGAAGATGAAGGAACTGACCGGCGGCGACCCCATCACCGCCCGCTACATGCACCGGGGGTTCTTCACCTTCCAGCCCACCCACCACCTGTGGCTGATGGCCAACCACCAGCCGCGCGTCAAGGGCGGCGGCAACAGCTTCTGGCGGCGCCTGCGGCTCGTCCCCTTCACTCAAGTCGTCCCCGAAGACCGCAAGATCACGAACCTTGCGCAGATCCTCGTCGCCGAAGAAGGCCCCGGCATCCTCGCCTGGATCGTCCAGGGCGCCGTCCAGTACTTCGCCAAGGGGCTTGCCGAGCCTGCCTCCGTGAAGGCCGCCACCGCCGCCTACGCGGCCGAGGAGGATCACATCGGCCGCTTCGTCGAGGAGCGCTGTGTCCTCGACCCTGCTGGCCGGGTCGAGGCGGGCAACCTGCGGGCCGTCTACGAGACGTGGTGCCAAGCCGAAGGTGAGAACCCCCTCGACGCTCGGATGCTCGGCCGGGAGCTCAAGTCCCGTGAGGTGCACCGCAAGCCGTCGAACGGCCGCTACTTCTACACCGGGATCGCCCTGGGCTCCGGAGGGAAGTGACGATGCCCAGTGCCGTTGCCAGTGCCGTCAGTGCCGTTGGCAGTGCCTCAAAAGTGCCGATGGAAATTGCTCATCACCGCAGGTCAGAGACCCTAAGTGCCATCAGTGCCATTGATTTCCCACACTGCGAGTCATACGCGCACATGCGCACGCGCAGAAAGATTAACCCCGGGAGTAGGGCACTGATGGCACTGCCTTCCCCGAAAAGGCCCCCTGACCTGCGAAAACGGGCAGTGCCGTTGATGGCACTGGCAACGGCACTGCCGTGACCGGTCGGCGGCCCCCCACCTGGCTCGCGGACCGCAACCCGAACTCCGACCGGGCGCGCGTCACCAAGTGCCCCCGCTGCCAACAGGCGGTGATCCGGGCCCTGGTGGGGTCCTTCGCCGCCCTCGACGTACGAGCCGACCCCCAGCCGCTCGGCCTCGCCGAGGAGCTCACCGCCCGCCTCGCGGGCCGCTCCACCTACTGCCTCGCGATCCGCCCGTACCTCCCGCACCGCCTGCTCGACCGGACCCGCTGGCACATCGCGGCCGGCACCTGCACCCACACCGTCGTCGCCACCCACCGGTGCCCCGGCCCCGCCGCCGAACCCGTACAGGAGACCCTGCTGTGACCCAGCCCCGACGAGTCCTCGGACTCGACCTCAGCCTCACCGCCACCGGCGTGGCACTGCCCAACGGCTCCTGTCACACCATCAAGACCAGTCCGTCGGACGGCGACCTGCGTCTGGTGCAGATCGCAGAGTCCATCCGGGTCGCAATCACCGTCTCAGGCCCGATAGACCTCGCGGTCATCGAGGACCTTCCGGTGGGCGCCCGGGCGGCGGGCATCACCGGGATGGTCCACGGGGTCGTCCGCCGGGAGCTGGCTGCCGCCGGCGTGCCGTACGCGCTTGTCTCCCCCGCGACGCTCAAGGCGTATGCCACCGGGGCGGGCAACGTCGACAAGACCGCCATGGCGATGGCCGCGTACAAGCGGGCCGGAGTCGAGTTCGCCGACGACAACCAGTGCGATGCCTGGTGGCTCCGCGCCGCCGGGCACGAGCGCCTCGACGAGCCGCTCGTCGGGCTCCCCGCCGCGCAGGTCGCCCGTCTCGCCAAGGCGAAGTGGCCGCCGCTTCCCGCGTAGCCCCTGCCGCACCCCGTACGGCCAGCACTACCCCGGCGTGCACCCCGAACGCCGCCGCCCCAGCAACGCCACGCCCACCGCCACCTGACCGCCTGTCAGCCCACCACCGAAGGAGCACCGTGACCCGCCACCCGCTGCCCGAACGCCCCTGGAACGGCCTGTACGTCCTCGACGCGTACTGCTGCCAGGGCGGCGCCTCGATGGGCTACCACCTCGCCGGGTTCGAGGTCGTCGGCGTCGACATCGACCCGCAGCCCCGCTACCCGTTCACGTTCATCCAGGCCGACGCTGTCGAGCACATCCGCCGGTACGGCTCCGCGTTCCACCTGATCGCTGGGTCGCCGCCGTGCCAGCGGTACTCCCTCGCGCAGAAGATCCAGGGCCGTGAGCACCCGGACCTGATCGGCCCGACGCGGGAGGCGATGCGTTCCACCGGCCGGCCGTACGTCATCGAGAACGTCGAGGAGGCCCGCCCGGAGCTGATCGACCCGGTGATGCTGTGCGGCGCCTCGTTCGGGCTGGGCACGTACCGGCACCGGCTGTTCGAGACGGGCGGCGGCCTGGAGCTGACGGTTCCGGGGCACCCGGTGCATGACCGGCCGCTCACCAAGATGGGCCGGCCGCGCAAGCCGGGCGAGATGGCGCACTACGTCGGCAACTTCTCCGGCGTCGAAGAGGCCCGGCAGGACATGCAGGTGCCGTGGATGAACCGCGACGGCATCCGGGAGTCCATCCCGCCCGCGTACGCCCGCTGGATCGGCGAGCAGGCCGCCCGGCACCTCACCGCCGCGGCCCTGTCCGCCGCCTGACCGCCCGTCTGCCGCCCGGCCCCACAACCACCCCGGAGGAGAAACCCCGTGCCCAGCATCCCGATCAAGCCCATCCACCTCACCGCCGGTGTCATCACCGAGATCGAGATCCTCGACCCCAACCGCCCCCACACCGTGCCCGACGAGCGCGGCTGCCCCGACTGCGGCGAGCCCGCCTACGACTCCGGCTGCGAGGCCGGCAACTGCAACGGCTGGGGCTGCCAGGACTGCGGTACCGGCTGCGACCTCGACTTCGTGGACGCCGAGGACGGCGGCCGGTGCGCGGCCGCCAACGACGAGGACTGACCCGCCCTGGCCTGTCCCGCACGACCACCACACCAAGGGGACCCACGTGACCGCCCCTCAGCTCGCCGACCACCTCCGGACGCTGGACCTCATCCAGGAGGAGGCCGACCACCAGCCGCGCTTCTTCAAGGCGAACTACGAGCTGTACACCCCGCGTCTGCTGGCCATCGCCCAGGCTCTGCGCGCCGAGCTGGCCACGGCCCGCGAGCAGGCCCTCGCCGAGGCCGAGCAGATCGCCACCACGGTGATCGGCCCGCTGTGGCACCTCGACACCCTCCACGAGATCACCGATCGTCTCCGCGCTGCCCGTCCGTCCGCCTGACCGCCTGTCACCGGCCGCCGCACCATCGGCGGCGGCCACCACCCCCACCACCGAGAGGTTCACCGTGACCACCCCGTACTCGCCCGCCACCGCCACCGCCATAGCCTTCGGCGCCACCGACCAGGGCTACGTCGAGACCGACGGCATCGTCCCCTGGGACCCCGCCGTCTCCCGCCACAACCTCCAGGCCCTCGCCGACCGCATCGGCATCCTCGCCGTCGACCAGCGCGACCAGGCTGCCGCCCTCCGCCGGGCCATCTGCCCCGCGCCCACCGCCACCGTTCGGGTCCTGGCCTGCGGCGACAGCATCACCGTGGGGTTCGGCAGCGCGGACGGGCAAGGCTGGCGATCGTGGCTTGCTGACCTGATCGACCGCCAGGGCATCCGGCCCGTCATGTCGACCTGCGCGCACGGCGGGTGGACCCGCGCCCAGATGGCCGCCGAACTGCCCGCCGCCCTCGCCGCGAACACCCCGGACCTGGTGCTGATCAACATCGGCACCAACGACTGGATCCCCGACAGCTCCGCCGAGACCGCCTACCGCACCGCCTACGGCCAGATGATCGATCAGATCCTCGCCAGCTCCCCCACCGTCAAGGTCGCGTGCGCGCTCATTCCCATCAGCCAGGCCACCAACATCCAAGCCCACGAGGCCCGCGCCAACTCGGCCATCACCGCCGCCGTCAACGCCCGCCCCGCGAGCCGGGTCGTCCTGTCCGACCAGCGCGGCACCACCTCCGCCCGCTGGGTGTTCGACGCCACTGACGGCAGCCAGCCCCCGCCCGGGCGCCTCACCTTCGACGGCGTCCACCCGGACACCCCCGGCTATGTCCAGATGGCCTGGGCCTGGCGTGCCGCCATCCAGGCCTGGCTGCCCACCCCGTGACCACCCGACAGCCCGAGGAGAACCCGATGACCGACCAGCTCCGCGACCGCATCGCCGCCGCCCTGTCCGTCGCTGGCGCCTTCTGCGGCGGATGCGGCTTCGAGCCCGGCGAGACTGGTTGCCCGGACTGCGTGACTGTACGCGGGATGTACACCGACGCCGTGCTCGCCGTGGTGCAGGACGAACTCGACCGGCTCCAGGCCGAGCTGACCGCTGCCCTTGCTGCCCTCCGCAGGCGGCGAACCCCGATCCAGGGCAGCGGCTACACCCCCGCCCAGCTCCTCGGCGGGGTGACCGAGTGAGCGCCGCCCCCGGCGCCGAACCTGCTGACATCGCCGTCCGCCGCCTGCGCGCCGCCATCGAGCGGCACCCGACCGGACGAGTCAAGGTCCACGCGGTCGACCTGCGCCTGGCTCTCGCTCGAATCGTCGCGCTGGAGCACGTCGCCGCGGGCAACAAGCAGCACGTCCAGGTGATGTACCGCGACCTGGTTCAGGCACACGAGGAACGGGACGCGGCGGTCGCGAAGGCCAGCGCCCGCGTGGTGTCCCACGAACCCGGGCTGGGCTTGGGGGAGCTGATCACATCCACGCTCGCCGACGCGGGCCTCTCGCAGGCCGCACTCGCCCGCCGCACCGACACGTCAACCAAGCACATCAGTCAACTGGTCACGGGCAAGGCACACCTTTCGGCGGCGATGGCCTTCCGCCTGGAGGCGGCGCTTGGCGTTGACGCTGCGGAGTGGATGCGCGCCGAGATCACCACCCGGCGCCTTACCGCTGAGGCCGCGTCGTGAGCGTCTCGTCCTGGGTGCTGGTCGGGTGCGCGGTCGCGCTGCCCCTGTGCCTCCTCGTCGCCGCCCTCGCCCGCACCGCAGACGACCCGCACGAGCGCGACCAGGCCGACATCGACCGCCAGTTCGCCGACATCACCGCCCAGTACGAGGAGTAGACGATGAGCACCCCGGCGCCCGCCCGCTACGGCCAGCCCCTCACCCAGTCCGAGATCACCATCCTCCGCCACGTCGCCAACGGCCTCTCCAATGCCGCCATCGGCCGGGCCACGTTCATCGCCGAGGACACCGTCAAGTCCCACCTGCAGCGTGCCTTCCGCAAGCTCGGCGCCAGCAACCGCGCGCACGCCGCAGGACTCGCCGCCCTCGCCGGCCACGTCACCCGCAGCGACATCCGGCCTGCCCTGGAGCGTGCATCGTGACCGAGCGGATCCGCCTCGACGACATGACCGACGACCAACTCGACCAGCTGTACGCCGAGGTGGACCGGCTCACCATCGCCCTGGGCATCGCCGAGAGCCGCGCCGAGGACTGGCGACGCGCGCACCGCGTCCAGGTCGGGCTGCTCGACAGGGCCATCGCCGGCGCCGAGACCGAGACGGCGAACGCCCAAGCCGCCGAGGCCAAGCTCGCCGCTGTGCGGGGGTTCGCTGACCAGGACCAGGACGGCCTGTGCTGCTCGCACGTCATCGGTCAGCTGCGACGGCTACTCGGGTCGAGCCGCCCGTGAGTGCCGACGTCCGCTTCACCGACGAGGCCCTCGCCTACGACCAGCCGACGCTCTGGCCCGACGACTGGGCCGTCGAACCGCCACCCGCCGACACCGACGACGACAGCCCCCACTGCCGCCTCGCCTGGATCGGCCGCCGCTACCGCACCATCGCCGACTGCCCCGACATCGCCACCTACCGCGCCGCCTGACCACCTGCACGAGGAGCTGGACATGCTCGACTACGCCGCCGCCACCCGCCTCGACCGCCAGCTCCGAGAGCTTCCCGACCTGCTGGCCCTCGCCCACCTCGCCCTGCTGCCCGGCGCGGGGGCCCGCGGCGCCCGCGTCTCCGGCGCCACCCGGTCGGCCCCGCTCCCGTGCAACCTCGAAGCGCTGAGCTGGCTCGGCCCCGTCGGCGGCCCGGACGACAGCAGCGTCCGCGACCTGCGCCACGACCAGGACGGCGTCACGCCGGTTCTCGGCACCCTCACCAGCTGGGCCCGCCTCATCGAAGCGGAGATGCCCTGCCAGTGCCGCGCGCACCAGCACACCTGCCGCCCCGACGAGACCACCATCGGCAGCCTCCTCGCCTACCTGGCCGACCGCCCCGTCATCGCCTGGACCGTCCGGCAGATGTGGGCCGACGAGTACGCGGCCGAGATCGGCGACGTCCACCGGCACGCCACCCGCCTCTCCCGCACCCGCCCCCGCCGCACGCCCATGCGGATGCCCTGCCCCCGCTGCGACATGCTCTCCCTCGTCCGCCAGGACGGCCGGGACATCGAGTGCGTCACCCCCGACTGCGGCGTCCTCATGCGGCAGGGCGACTACGACTGGCGGGCCGAGAAGATCCTCGCCGAACTCGAAGCGGCGTGACGGGGCGTCAACTCGCGTGAACCGCTTGCTACCTAACCCCCAGTTAGGTACTCTGGTGGAGATGGAAACGCCAACCTGGCGCGAACGGGTGGCGACCGAGGAAGAGCTGCTGCAACAGCTCAACCAGCAGGTCGTCGCCTGTTCACAGCGCCGCTCAGCGGCCCTGGCCGCAGGCGTGAAGGAGCTCGGAAGCGTCTACAAAGTCGCCAAGGAGCTCGGCCGCACCTGGCAGGCCGTCGACAAGGCCATCAAGAAGTACCGACCCACAACCGCATAACGGGGCCCGGCCGGCTCCACCTGCGAGGTCTGCAAACCCCGCAGCTTCACCGCCGACCGAACCCCTCTGATCACAGGAGCCGTTACCTCCCATGACCAGCACGAACCTTACCCGTCGCACCCGCGAAGTGACCCGCACGCGCACCGAGGCGATCACCCGCAACGGCCGGACCTCCTACGTCGAGATCCCGTACACCGTCAACGTGCCCATCCCGCCACGCGACTGGGACCACATCGTCCTCACCGGAGTCACCACCGCAGCCGGCCTCGTCGTCGCCGGATCGCTGGCCTGGTCCACCGCAAGCATCGGCGACCTGCTCTCCCGCGCGGCCCACCCCGCCGTCGCCTACACCGCTGCCGCAGTGTTCGACCTCGCCTGGATCACCGCGCTGGCCGCCGAGTGGCTCGCCCGCTACAACCCCCGCAAGGCCAAGCTGCCGCGCATCGCCGGGTACGTGGCCCTCGTCGTCGCCATGGCCGCCATCTGCACGCACGGCGCCCTCCAGGACGGCCACGGCGCCCTCGCCGTCGGCATCATCGGCGCCCTCGTCTCCGCTCTTGCCAAGGGCATGTGGACCCTGGTCCTCAGTCACCACGCCCAGCCCCTCGATGTCGTCAGCCAGCAGTGGGTCGACCAGCAGCGAGCCGAGGCCGGCGCCGAGGAAGCCCTCGCCGCCTTCGACCTCAAGCTCGCCCGAGTCCGCGGCAAGGTCGCCGACTACCAGGCCGCCTACGCCATCGACACCGGCCCGCAGCCCGATCCGGACAAGCCGTCCGGACAGCCCGCGCCCGTGTCCGGCGAGATCGAGGCCGCTGTCCGCACAGCGATCGCCACCATGCCCGGCGCCACCGCCGAGGAGATCAGCGAAGCGCTCGCCGGAGCCCGTTTCGAGGTGTCGCCCGCCGCTGTCCGCGCCGTGTCCGGACAGCAGGACACCAGCTCAGGCACCGTGTCGCACATCGCGCCGCACACCCCCGGCGAATCGATCGCGGACACTGTCCGCCGCGCTGTCCGCGCCGGCCTGGACAACCCCGAGCACATCCTCGCTGCTGTCCGCCGCGTCCATGGACACGGCGTCCTCGAGGCGACCGTCACCCGGACCCTCACCCGCGTCCGCCCCCCGCGCGCCACCGGCTGACACCGTGGCCGCCCTCATCTGGGCCGCCCCCGCACTGCTCGCCCTCACCGGGCTGTACGCAGTCGCGCCCGCCGCCCACCGCCACACCATCCGGCTCGCCGCAGCCACCGCCCTCTGGGCCACCCTCATCTGCCTGATCATCGCCAGGAGCTGACCATGCCGCTCGACCTCGGCGCCCTCCGGCCCGCCCACAACCTCTCCGCAGCCGCAGCAGCCATCACCCCCGCCCTCTGGTGGAGCACCCAGCTCACTGCCTCCACCAGCGAAGGCGCCCTCGCCCCCCTCGGGCTCACCGCCGCCGCCCTCATCGCCACCGGCACCCTGAACCGGACCGCCCCCTGCTGGCCGACCCGGGCCGCGCTGTACGTCCCCATCGCCGCGATCCCCATGTCCCCGGCCGCCATCCACGCCGTCATCACCCTCGCCACCGGAGCCGCCTCGTGAACGCCGTCGTCACCCTCGGCGGCCTCGCCGTCGGCCTCATCCTCATCCTCCGCGAGTTCGCCCCCACCGCCTGGGCCACCCTCATGAAGAAGACCGGCAAGGGAGGCGGTGAAGCCGCCGAAGGGGCCGGAAAGTTCAACGTCAAAGCCCACGTGCCGTTCCTCGCCGGGACCGCCATCGGGATGCTCGCCATCTCCACCCCCGGCGGCATCATCGGGACCGGCGCCGCCAAGATCCTCGGCATCAGCAACGCCATCGGCGACAAGGCCCTGTCCGCCGGCGTCGGGAGCGCCAGCACCGCCGCCAGCCGCGGCGTCCACGCCATGGACCAGTACGGCGGCCTCATCGTCCTCCTCCTCGTCGCCAGCGTCATCATCCTGCGCAAGGCCCTGCCCAAGCCCCAGAAGCGCCAGATGTTCGCCGGCGTCTGGTCCGGCTGCACCCTCGGCCTCACGGCCGGGGCCGCCGGAGTCACCGCCGCCGTCCTCGTCCCGCTCGCCGAACAGCTCGGCCACGCCCTAGGCGGTGCCGTATGAAGCCCGGCTGGCGCATCCGCCGCCTCGACACCGGCTCCCGCATCGTCGCCCGCCGCACCTACCAGGCGCTGGTGCCCCTCGACACCGACGGCGAGATCCGACTCATCGCCACCATCCTCCGCACCGGACCCGCCCTCGCCGCCGCACCCGGACTCCTCGACCTCGCCCACCAGAGCCCCGTATGGCTCGTCGGCGGCACCAGCGCCTGGTGCATCGCCGCCTGGAAAGCCGGCGCCGCGCCCGTCGCCGAGGTCGACGCCGAGAACACCCCGGCAGAGGAGACCCGCGAGCACCTCAGCCAGGAGCAGGCCACCACCCTCCTCCTCGCCCGCATTCACACCCTCATCGGTGCCAACCGCGGAGTCCACCTCGACCGGATCCTCGAAGAGCTCATCGCCGACCGCCAACTCCCCGCCGTCACCACCGTCGCCGACCTCCGCCGCGACCTCACCGCCCGGGGCATCCCCACCCGCGACTCCCTCAAGGCCAATGGGGCCGTCCGCGTCGGCATCCACGCCGACGACCTCCAGCCCCTCTCGCAGCCCCTCCCCCAGACCGCTCTCGCAGACGTCGGGTAGCGGTAGTTCCCGCAGGTCACCGCACAACTACCCCACCAACTACCGCCCGCACTACCAGGCCCGATTACCCATCAGGAGCACCCTGTGCTGAGCCGCCTGTACACCCTCGCCTCCACGATCTGCCCGCTCTGCGGATGGTGGGCCGCCCCCGGGCATCAGTGCCACCCCGCCGACCGATAGACCCACCCCGGGGTAGCCGCACCGCCTGCCAGCAAGCCGGCCACCCCGACCCCCGAGCCCGCCCCGGCCCCCGAGCCGCAGCCCTACCAGAAGGGCGACGGCGTCAGCGTCATCTGGCCCCAGCCCGCACCGCCCCAGCCCACCAACCGCTGACCGGAGACCCCATGGACCTCGGCACCGCCTTCGCCGTCCTGTACGCCGCCCACCTCCTCGCCGACTACCCCGGCCAGACCGACCACCAGGCCACCCACAAGGCCGACCGCACCCGGCAAGGCTGGACGGTGCTCCTGATCCACGCCGGGACGCACGTGGCCATCACCGCCGTCGTCCTGACGACCGTCGTCCTGCTGCTCAACCTGCCGGTGACGGCGACTGGCATCGCGGCCGCCCTCGCATGGGTCGGCGTCAGCCATGGGTTCATCGACCGTCGATGGGCGGTCCACTGGTGGATGGAAAACACCGGCCAGGCCGACTTCCTCCAGCACGGTGGAGCCGCCCACGTCGACCAGGCCGGCCACATCGGGCTCGGCCTGCTGCCCGCCGCCATCATGCTGGCCGCGATCAACTGACCAACTCGCCCAGCACCTGGCTGGCGATCCTGCTTGCGCGTGATCCACCCCTCGTGTCACGCTGATGCCAGCACTACACGTGCGCCTACATCACGAAGGGCCCGACCACCACGGTCGGGCCCTTCGGCGTTGCACAGGAGGGCGGCCATGGACGACCTGCTGACGGGCCCTCAGGCAGCCGCCCTCTGCGGCGTCACCCCTGCCGCCATACGCAAGTGGCGCCAGCGAGGCCAGCTCGCCCCGGCCGGCCTCGACGAACGGGGCCGACCGCTCTACACCCAACTCGCCGTCGCCCACGCCGAGAAGCGCACCCGGCAGCGGGCAGGGCGAGTACTACTCCACCGGGCCGCCTGAGCCCTCATCGGCCCTGCGCGCCGCCACCCCGCCCACCGTCACAGCCACCCCGGCGATCACCAACGTCCACGCCGTGTTCCCCCGCCCCGCCAGCGACGCCGAGCACGCAAGACGCGACGACGAACTGTCCTGACCCTTCGGTCCGAGCGCGCTCCCGCAGTCGTCACCGACCGGCGTCAGGCCGAACATCAGACCGCCAGCCACGAGCGTCAAGCCAGCCGCGAGTGCACCACTACCCACCTGAGACATCACAGTCCTCCCCTTCGACAGGGGCGCCACAGTAGGGCCGAGGTGACCACCGTGACCAGACGTCGCGCACTCGCAGTCTGCTCCGTGCCAGGCTGCCCCGAGTACAGCGAGGGTGGACGGTGCACCGAGCACAAGGCCCAGGCAGAGCAGCGCCGAGGCAGCGCACGCCAGCGCGGCTACGGCCGGGAGCACGAGCGCCGCTTCCGGGCCGGCGTACTGCAGCGTGACCCCACCTGCGTGCTGTGCACCGAGCGGCCGAGCAGGCATGCTGACCACCACCCGCTCAGCCGGCGCGAGCTGATCGAGCGCCACCTCGACCCCGACGACCCGGCTCATGGCCGTGGCCTGTGCGGCCCCTGCCACAGCAGCGAGACAGCCCAGCACCAGCCCGGAGGGTGGCACGCACAGTAATCACCTGGGGCGGCCATCACAGAGGGTGACCACCCCCAGGGGGGTGACCCCTAACTCCGCAGGTCACCAGGACCGCCGGGGAGGTGTCTCGCTGTCTGTACGGGTCTGGGAAGCCCCGGACTGAGCGTCATGTGACGCAGTGTGACCCGCGTTTGGCCGAAACGGCCGGGCGCTGACGTGCCGAAACGGCACACCAGGAGGCGATCACATGGGAGGCATGGGCCCGGCTCCGAAGCCGGCTTCGGAGCGGCGAAGGCGCAACGCCACCACCGCGACGACCAAGCTCCCGGCCGGAGGCCGGCAGGGCGAGCTGCCCCGCTGGCCGTTGCTGGCCGACATCATCACCACCGAGCGCCGGGACTCCGCCCGTCGCATGGCTGACGAGCTCGAACTCCAGCTACTGGAACCCGAGCTGACCGGCCGGGCCCGCGCCGCCGTCCAGCGCAAGCACGACGCGGCGAACACTGCGGCGAACATCGCCGACCGACTGCTCGAAGCGCAGGAGGCCGTCGAGGCCGAGCTCTGGTCCGAACTGTGGGCGACCCCGCAGGCCGCCGCCTGGGAGCGCCTCGGCTGGACCCGGGAGGTTGCCCAGTACGTCCGCTGGAAGGTCAAGGCGGAGTCCGGCGACCTCGACGCCTCCAAGGAGGCCCGGATGCTCGCCGACCGGCTCGGCCTGAACCCGATGGCGATGCTCAGGCTCCGCTGGGAGGTTGCCGAAGACGAGGTCGGCGAACAGCGCCAGCAGCGCACGGCCGCCCGGCGCCCGGCCAGCGCCCAGCGTCGGCTGAAGGTGATCGACCCCGGTGTGGCGGGGGCCTGAGTATCCGGGCGAGTTCCCCAGCCTGGGCTGGCAGGTCGGCGAGTGGATCGAAGAGAACTGCGTCATCCCCGACGGCGACCGCGTCGGCGAGCCGTACAAGCTCACCGACGAGATGTGGACCTTCCTGGCCCACCACTACCGGCTCCGGCTGAACGCCGAAGCAGGCCAGCGCGCCCCGGCGTTCGCCTACCGCCGCAGCCAGCTGGTTCGGCCGCAGAAGTGGGGCAAGGGCCCGTTCTCGGCCGCGCTGATCTGCGCAGAGGCGGTCGGGCCGGCACTGTTCGACGGCTGGGACGCGGATGGGGAACCGGTGGGGCGGCCGTGGCCGACTCCGCTGATCCAGATCGCAGCCAACTCCGAGGACCAGACGGCCAACGTCTATGCCGCGCTGCAGCCGATGATCGAGCTCGGGCCGCTTGCCGACCTGATCCCCGATACCGGCGACACCCGGATCAACCTGCCGGGCGGCGGCCGGATCGACCCGGTCACCTCCCGGGCCCGGACCCGGCTCGGCCAGCGCGTCACTTTCGTGGTGCAGGACGAGACGGGCCTGTGGACGGTCGCCTCGGGCATGGTGCAGGTCGCCGAGACCCAGCGCCGCGGCCTGGCCGGCATGGGCGGCCGGTCGGTGGAGACGACCAACGCCTGGGACCCGTCGGAGGATTCGGTGGCCCAGCGCACGTCCGAGTCCAAGGTCACGGACATCTACCGGGACCACCGGCTCGCCGACCCGCACCTGAAGTACAAGCTCAAGGCCGACCGGCGGAAGATCCACCGGGCCGTGTACGGCAACTCCGCCGGCCGCAGCGGCTGGGTCGACCTCGACGCCATCGAGGCCGAGGCCGCCGAGCTCGCCGAGCTCGACCTCGCCCAGGCCGAGCGGTTCTTCGGAAACCGGATCACCGCCGGCGTCGGGACGTGGCTGGAGCGGGCCGTATGGGAATCCCGCACCGCGCCGGAGACCCTCACCGACCGCCGGCCGCGCATCGTGCTCGGCTTCGACGGCTCCGACCTGGACGACTGGACCGGCTTCCGGGCCGAGACCCTGACCGGCTATCAGTTCACCCCCACCTACGGGCCCGACCAGCGCCCCACGATCTGGAACCCCGCCGAGTGGGGCGGCCAGGTACCGCGCCTGGAAGTCGACGCGGCCCTGGACGAGCTGATGCGCACCTACGACGTGGTCCGCCTCTACGGCGACCCGCCCTACTGGGACACGGAGATCGACATCTGGGCTGACCGCTACGGCGACCGCGTCGTCCGCTGGTACACCAACCGAGTCACGCAGATGCACGCCGCCGCCGAGCGGCTGCTGACCGACGTGGCCAAGGCGGACAGCACCTTCCGCCACGACGGGTGCCAGACCACCGCTGCCCATGTTGGCAACGCACGCAAGGCGGCCCGTCCCGGCGGGAAGTACGTCCTGCGCAAGGCATCCGTCGCACAGAAGATCGACCTCTCGATCAGTTCCATCCTGGCCCACGAGGCGGCCGGTGACGCCATCGCAGCAGGACTCAACAGGCCGAAGAAGTCCGGCCGAATGGTGGTGATGCGCTGATGGCTCATCTCGTTCACGTCGAACCCGGCGATGTCCTGGTGTTCGGTCACATCGAGGGCACCGAATTCGACACCGAGCTCGGAGACCGTCTGAAGGACGCCCTGGGCGTCGCGCTGGTCGTGCTCGTACCGGGCCCCATCGATCTCGGAGTGGTCCGTCAGCGCCTTGGTCAGCAGGATGGGGGCGGCACCTGATGGACCTCACCCCAGAGCAGTGGCTCCAGCGGCTGCTGCACCTCCACCAGCAGGAACTGCCCCAGCTGCAGGCCCTGAACGCCTACTACGAGGGCACTCAGCCGCTCGCGTACCTACACCCGGAGCTGCTGGCGGAGCTGGGCGAGCAGATGCAGCAGGTCGTCATCAACTGGCCCCGCCTGGTGGTCGACGCGGTCGAGGAGCGCCTGGATGTCACGGGGTTCCGCCTGCCTGACGCTGAGTCGGGTGACAAGGAGATGTGGCGGGTCTGGAAGGCCAACGGCATGGCTGGCCAGTCGCAGAAGGCGCACGTCGACTCGCTGGTGATGCGCCGGGGCTTCGTCTTCGTCGGCTCCAACGGGAAGGACGCCGACACCCCGCTGATCACGGCGGAGTCCCCGCTGCAGGTGTGCGCGGACTACGATCCGGCGACCCGGATGGAGCGGGCCGTGGTGAAGCGGTACAACGACGTCGACCCGCTGACCGGCTCGATCCGAGACCAGTACGCGACGCTCAAGCTGCCCGACGCCACCCACCACTACGCGTTCAAGGGGCCAACCGGCTGGACCGAAGTGGAGCGCGACGAGCACAAGCTCGGCGTAGTGCCGGTGGTCACCTTGGCCAACCGGGGCCGGCTGCTGGTGCCCGGCGGGATCAGCGAACTCGCGGACATCCTGCCGATCTCGGACGCGGCCTGCAAGATCGCCACCGACATGATGGTCGGCTCCGAATTCCACGCCATGCCCCGGCGCTGGGCGCTCGGGTTCGACCAGGAGGACTTCACCGACCCGGACGGCAAGCCCGTCTCGGTGTGGTCCCGCCTGGCCGGCAGGATCTGGGCGACCGCGAAGAACAAGAAAGACGACGGCGTCGAGGTCGGCCAGTTCCCCGAGGCCGACCTGAAGAACTTCCACTCAACCATCGAGCTCCTGGCCCGAATCACGGCCGCGCTCGCCGCCCTGCCGCCCAACTACATGGGCCTGTCGGCGGACGACGCGGCCAGTGACGCGGCGATCCGCTCTCGCGAGGCCCGCCTGGTGAAGCGGGCCGAGCGAAAGACCGGAGCGCTGGGTGACGGCTACGAGCAGATGCAGCGCCTCGTCCACCGGTTCCAGACCGGCGACTGGGACCCGACCCTGCTGCAGCTCGAGACGCTGTGGGCGGACCCGGCGACGCCAACGTACGCGCAGAAGGCCGACGCGGTCACCAAGCTGCACGCCGCTGGCATCCTGCCGACCGAGCAGGCGTGGGAGGACCTCGGCTACTCCAGCGCCCAGCAGGCCCGGATGAAGCAGATGCAGTCCGACGCCCTCGACCGGGCCCTTGGCGGGGATCTGGCCGCTGGTCTCGTCGGCCCGAAGCCTCTGCCTACGGGCGCCGACCCGGCGGCCGAGGACCTGGCTGTTGTCCCGGCGGGGCCGTGAGCGACAGCCCGGAAGCCCTGGCCGCGGCCTACTACCGCCAGCAGCAGCGCACCGTCCGGCAGGCTGCCGACACCGCGCAGGACATCTGGCGGACCGTCACCGCTGCGGCTCTGGACGAGTCCTGGCGGGCCGCGGGGCCGGCGCTCCAGCTGGCCACCACGGCAGGGCAGAGCCGGGCCGCCGCCACGGCGGACCCCTACGTGGCGGGCATCGTCGCCGCCGAGGGTGCCGTCTCCGAGCCGGGCGGCTCACTGGCGGTGCAGCAGTTCGCCGGGCGCACTGCTGACGGCAGGTCGCTGCTGTCGCTGCTGTACGAGCCGGTCATCGAGACGAAGTGGCGGATGCTCACCGGCTCCAGCGAACGGGAGGCGATGCGGGGCGGCCTGGCGACCCTGATCAGGGCGGTGTCCACCGAGGTCGCCGACGCCGGCCGGGAGGCCGCCGGGGTGAGCCTGGCGGGCAACCGGACCGTCCGCGGCTACGTGCGGGTCCTCAGCCCGCCGTCGTGCGGCAGGTGCGTCCTGCTGGCCGGGCAGCAGTACCGGTACAACACCGGCTTCCAGCGACACCCGTACTGCGACTGCGTCCACCAGCCAACCACCCTGCAGCGCAAGGGCGCCACGACCAACCCGAAGGCCTACTTCGAGCGGCTGTCCGCCGCCGAACAGGACCGGGCGTTCACCAAGGCCGGCGCTCAGGCCATCCGGGACGGCGCCGACATGGGCCAGGTCATCAACGCCCGGCGCTCGATGTACACCGCCGACTCGTACGGGCAGCGCCTGCGCTCGACGTACGACGCGACGACCAAGCGCGGCCGGTATTTCCGCCTGGAGCGCCAGCGCGCGATCGAGCGGGGCCTGGTCCCGCCGTCCGGCAAGGGCTTCAAGCTGACCGCCCACCGGCTCCTGCCGGAGGAGATCTACAAGCGCGCGGGCAGTCGCGAGGAACTCGTCTCCATGCTCCGCCGCTACGGCTACCTGATCTGACCCGAAACGGGACAGGTCCACCAACCCCGAAACGGGAGACCCCATGTCCACACCGCAGCCCCCCACCCCCGAGGCCGAGCCTGCCGCCACCCCGCCCGTCCCGGAGCCGCCCCAGGCCCCGGAGCCCAAGGACTGGCAGGCCGAGGCCGAGAAGTGGAAGGCCCTGTCGCGGGAGAACGAGAACAAGGCCAAGGCGAACTCGGTGGCGGCCAAGCGCCTCGCCGAGATCGAGGACCAGCAGAAGACGGAGACCGAGCGCCTCACCGACCGCCTCACCAAGGCGGAGGAGCGCGCGGCCACCGCGGCCCGGGCGGCCGTCGCCGCGCGAGTCGAGGCCCTGGCGGCCGGTCAGTTCGCCGACCCGCAGGACGCGGTCGACGCCCTCGGCACCGACTTCCTCACCGAGGACGGCACCGTCGACCCGGACGCCATCCGCGCCGCGCTGGACGCCCTGCTTGAGCGCAAACCGCACTGGGCCAAGGCCGCCGGCACCGGACCGCGCACCCCGCGCCCGGACCCCTCCCAGGGCCCGCGCCCGGGCGGCACCGTCGGCATCGACGACCGCATCCGCGAGGCCAAGGCCAAGGGCGACTGGAAGACCGCCCTGAGCCTGGAGAACTCCAAGCTCGCCGCCATTCCCACCCCCAAGTAGTCCATGAGGGCAGGCCCAAGCCGCGCCCCGCACCGAAGGAGGCCCCATGTCGGGGATCACCGCACTGGGCACGACCTACAACCTGCCCAACTACACCGGCCTGCTCCACCAGCTCACCCCCTCCGACACGCCGTTCTTCTCCGCGATCGGTGGCCTGAGCGGCGGCGGCCAGACCACCGCCACCCAGTTCGAGTGGCAGACCGAGGACCTGCGCGCGGCCGGACAGAACGTCGCCCTCGAAGGCGCGGACGCCCCCACCGACCAGAACCGCGTGCGGGCCTCGGTGGACAACATCTGCCAGATCCACCAGGAGACGGTGGGCGTCAGCTACACCAAGCTCGCCGCCGTCGGCCAGCACAGCGGCCTCAACATCGAGGCCGCCAACCCGGTCCGCAACGAGCTCGACCACCAGGTCGAGCTGATGCTCAAGCAGATGACCCGCGACGTCGCCTACAGCCTTCTGCGCGGTAGCTACAGCAAGCCGACCGACAACACCACGGCCCGCAAGACCCGGGGTCTGATCTCGGCGATCACCACCAACGTGCAGAACGCTGCCACGGTCGGCGGCTCGGCGACCGTGGTGGCAGCCACCGGCGTGTGGACCCTGTCCACGCACGGCCTCGCCGTCAACGACCAGGTCGTCCTCGGTGCGATCACCACCACCACCGGCGTCACCGCCGACACCGTCTACTACGTCAAGACGGTCCCGTCCGGCAGCACCTTCACCCTGTCCGCCACGCTCGGCGGCGCCGCGCTGACCCTGGTCGGCGACGGCAGCACCGCCAGCGTCACCAAGTCCGTGGTGCTGAGCACCGACGCCGTCGACGACCTCATGCAGGCCGTCTGGGACAACGGCGGCATCACCGAGTCCGAGACCGCCACCCTCATCTGCAACTCCTCGCTCAAGCGGGCTCTCAGCGCCGCTTACGCCTCCGCGTACGGCAAGTACCAGGAGATGAGCCGCAACGTCGGCGGCGTCAACCTCCAGACGATCGAGACCGACTTCGGCCGGATCAACATCATGCTCGACCGCATTATGCCGACCCACAAGATCGCGGTCGCGTCGCTGGAGCAGTGCATGCCGGTCTACCTGGAGATCCCCGGCAAGGGCCACTTCTTCGCCGAGCCGCTCGCCAAGACCGGCGCCAAGGACCGCACCCAGATCTACGGCGAGGTCGGCCTCGCCTACGGCAACGAGCGGGCCCACGGCCTGTCCACCGGCTTCATCGTCTGACGGACCATTCAGGGGAGGACGCCATGGCGCTCGCCACCACTGCCGACCTGGCGGACCGCCTCGGCCGGGACCTCACCGCCACCGAGGCCCGCCAGGCGGTCCCGCTGCTGGATGACGCCACCGCGATCATCCTCGACCGGTTCCCGCAGTACCTGGAAGCGCCGACCCAGGCGAGCACCGCGGTCTGCTCGGCGATGGTCCTGCGGGTCCTGCGCAACCCCGACGGCAAGCGGTCCGAGCAGATCGACGACTACTCCTACACGATCGACTCGGCCCGCTCCGCCGGCGAGCTGTACCTGACCGCCGCAGAGCTCGACACCCTCCGCCCCATCCGCACGGCCGCGTTCAGCATCGTGCCCGGCGTTCCGGCGAGTACCTCGTGATCGACCTGACCGGCGCGGTGGCCGCCGGCCGGGCCGCTCACGAGGCGCTGATGCTCGACACGGTCCGCCTGGTCCGGCCCGGCGCGGACGTCTACGACCCGGCAACCGGGGTGACCGGCCAGCCGGACGCCCGGACGCTGTACGAGGGCCGGGGCCGGGTGAAGCCGGCCCAGGCCGAGGACCGGGACGTCGACGCCGGGCAGCGTGCGGTTGTCCTGCGGCGCTACGAGATCGCCCTCCCGTTCTCGACAGTGCCGCTGGCCGCCGACCGGGTCGTCCCTGGCGACCGGATCGAGGTCCTCACCTCACCGGACGCCCGGCTGGCAGGGCTGACGCTGTGGGTCACCTCGGTCGGCTACTCGGCCACCGCCACCGCCTGGCGGATCAGCGGAGAGGACCGGTCATGACTGTGGACACCTCCGAGCTGGGCATCCTCTCGGCCCGGATCGCCCGCGCCGGGGCGGAGATCGAGCGCGAGGCGGCCGCGGTGGTGGCCCGGGGCGCACTCAACATCAAGAACGACTGGCGGACCAATGCGATTCGGACCGCCGGCCGCCACGCACGCGCCTACCCGCACAGCATCGGCTACGACTTCCACGCCCTTCCCGGAGGTGGCGCCCGGGCCGTCATCGGGCCCGACAAGGGACTGACCCAGGGCCCGCTCGGCAACATCCTCGAGTACGGCACCTCGAGGCAGGCCGGCCACAACGACGGCGGCCGGGCGCTACTCGCCGAAGAGCCCCGGTTCCTCGCCCAGGTCGAGCGGCTCGGCGGTGAACTCCTGTGACCGCACCGGCCGTTCTCCCGCACGTCGCCGCGCTGCAGACCGCCATCGAGGCGATCCCGCTACCCGTCTACCTGGGCGGGGCCCCGGCCGTGCAGGTCCTGCCCGCCACGTACGTGGTCCTCTATCCGGACCCCGGCATCGCGTCGGCCGCCAGCCTGGCCGATGACCGTACCTACCTGGACACCGTCGTCCAGGTCACCTGCGTGGCCACCACCCCCGATGGGGCGCTCGGCACCGCTGACCGGGTCCGGGCGGTCCTGGCCGCGCCGCTGACGGTCGGTGGCCGGCAGTCCTGGCGGCCGGAGGAGTTCGGCGGTCCGCCACTGCAGCGCGACGACGACCAGACGCCGCCCCTGTACTACCTGCCGGTGCAGTACCGGCTTCGGTCCACACCTGCCTGATCGGAGATTCCCGTGCCCCAGTTGACCCCCCAGGTGGTGAGCCTGGCCGGCCTCACCCCGACCTACGCCGCCGCCGTCGCTTCCACCACCGTCCCGTGCGACGAGCGGACCTGGCTGCACGTCAAGAACGCCGCCGGGTCCAGCATGACCGTGACCCTCACCTCGACTGCCAAGGTCCGCGGCCAGGCTGCGGCCGACGTCGTCATCACCGTCCCGGCGACCACCGGCGACAAGATGATCGGGCCGCTCAGCGCGGACCTGTTCGCCGGGGCAGTCGACGGGACGTGCGCGGTGACGTACTCCTCCACCACGTCCGTGACCGTCGCCGCCCTGCGCATCTGACCCACCACCACCCCTGAGGCCCTGGTAGACGCCGGGGCCTCTCTCATGCCCAAGGAGGGCACCGATGGACACGATCAGCGACGGCAAGACCCGGGTGGTGTGGTGCAGCACGATCGCCAACATCAACGCGCCCACGGCCGCCGAGTGCACCGCCGGGATGGAGCTGGCCAGCCGGATCACTCCCGACGGCTTGAAGGTCGACCCGACCACGGCGTCGGTTGACACCGGCTCGCTGGCGTCGACCTACGACACCGAGGAGGTCGGCCGGATCAAGTTCGACAACGAGCTGACCCTCAAGCGGGGAACCACCGGGCCGGAGGATCTCCCGTACTCGACGCTGGTCTACGGCGTGCACGGCTACCTGGTGATCCGCCGGGCGGTCGCCGTCGCCACCGCATGGACGGCCGGTCAGCAGGTCGAGGTGTACCCGGCGGTGTGCGGCGAGCGGATGAACAAGCCGCCAGCCGCCAACGAGGTCATGAAGTACACCGTGCCGATCAAGGTGTACTCGGCGCCCGCGACCAACGCCGTGGTGGCGTGATGGCGAAGGCAAAGCGCACCATTGCCGACATCATCGCGGCAGCCAAGCCGAGGACCCTGTCCGTCACCCTCTACCTCGCCGGGGACGTGGCGTCCCGGATCGAAGGCCTGGAGGCCCAGCTCGCCGACCACTCCACCTGGGTGGCCGACTCGATGGCCGACGTCGACCCGCGCCGGGCGATCGTGGACGAGATCCGGGACCTCCAGGAGACGATCCGCGACAGCGCCGCCGAGTTCACCCTCCAGGCCCTGCCCGACGCGGAGTGGTCGGCCCTTCTCCTCAAGCACCCCGCCCGCCACGGCGAGGAGATGTTCAACCCGGACACGCTTTTCCCCGCGCTGATCCCGGCCTGCTGCGTCGAACCAGTCATGAGCGCCGACGACTACGACGCCCTCGGCCGGGTCATCAACAAGGGCCAGCGCGACCAGCTGGAGTCAGCGGCCTGGCGCGTCAACACGGAGGCGACCACCGTCCCTTTCTCGCTGGCCGCCTCCGCGATCGACGCCTCCCTCACCGGGCCGAGGTAGAAGCGGCCCGCGCCTGGGGCGTCCCGCACAGCATCTTCATGGGCCGGCCGATGCCGCGCCCGGGTGAGCCGCTGTGGACGCCGGAGGACCGGGCGTGGGCCCTAGCGCTGGCGGCAGTCGAGGCGGAGTCCTGCTCAGGGTGCGGCCAGCCCCTCGCCCAGACCCTCGACCCCGAACTCGAGGAGATGTGGCGGGCGGAGATCGTCCGCTGCCACGCGTGCGCGACGGCGGCCACACAGGTTGAGGGCTGGCAGTCCAGCGGCGGAGACACCCGAGGCGCACAGGTGCGCGTGACCCGGAGGGGGTAACTGCCGTGGCAGACCGCGTCGTCAACGTCCAGCTGAACCTCGGCACCGCGGGGTACCGCCGGGGCGCTCAGCAGGCCGAGCAGGACAACCGGCGGGTGGCAGCGTCCGCACAGATCGCCGCCGCCAACGCACAGGAGGCGTTCAACCGGTCCTCGGCGGCACAGATCGCCGCCGCCAACGCCGCCCAGCGCGCCCAGCAGGCCGCCTTCGCGCGCACCGCGCAGGAGGCAACGGCCACCGCCCGCACCGTCACGGAGTCCGCGACCCGATCCACTGCGGCCACCGGCCGGTTCGGCACCCAACTGGCCGAGATCCCCCCGGCGTTCCGAGCCTCCGGCGTGGCCGGCGTCGGGGCGTTCGGCGAGATCAGCACCGCAGCAGTTCGCACCTCGGTGGCCATCGGACAGACCACCACCGCCATCACGACCGCGACCACCTCGGCGGCGACCGGCGCCAGCAGGCTGTCCCTCGCGAACCGCCTGGCCATCGCCGAGACGATGACGGCCACTCAGGCCGCAGCTGCTGCCGCGGCAGCAGCCGGTGCCGCGTCAGCCGAGGCGGCAGCCGTCTCCGCAACCGCCTGGTCGCGCGCCCAGGCGTCCGTCGTCGCGTTCGGCGCTACCACCCGGGCTCAGGCCGCTGCCGCCTCGTCGGCGATGGTCGCCTCCGCCACCAGCTCGGCCGCCGCCTGGAAGGCCACCCGGGTTGCCGGGATTGCCCTGCTCGCCGTGTTCGCCGCAGCGGTCGTGGCGGCATCGCGGTTCGAGCAGGCCATGTCGATCGTCGCTGCGGCGAGCGGCGCCACGGGCGAGGAGCTCGACCAGCTCCGTACCAGTGCGCTGGAGGCGGGCAAGGCCACCGTCTTCTCCGCCCGCGAGGCCGCCGAGGCTGAGGCTGAACTGGCCCGTGCAGGCGTCTCGGTTGCCGACATCACCGGCGGCGCGCTGCGGGCCAGCCTCGACCTCGCATCGGCCGGTCAGCTCGGCCTCGCCGAGAGCGCCGTCCTCACCGCCCAGGCGATGAACGCGTTCGGGCTCAAGGGGAAGGACACGGCGAGGATTGCCGATGTCATCGCGGCTGCGGCAGGCAAGTCGGCCACGAATGTCCATGACATGGGATTCGCGTTCAGGATGAGTGCGCTGGTCGCCCAGCAGACCGGCCTGTCCCTGGAGGACACCGCCGGGACCCTGGCCCTGTTTGCGCAGAACGCTCTGGTCGGCTCGGATGCCGGAACCTCACTCAAGACCATGCTGCAGCGCCTGACACCACAGTCGGACGAAGCCCGGGGCGTCATGCAGCGGCTGGGATTCAGCGCCTACGACTCCGCCGGCCAGTTCGTCGGCCTGAACGAGCTCGCCAAGCGCCTGAGTGTCAGCTTCGGGAACCTCACCCCCGAGGCCCGGAACGCCGCATTCGGCGTGATCTTCGGCAGCGACGCCGTCCGAGCCGCCACCATCCTCTACCGCAACGGCGAGGCTGGCGTACGCCAGTGGACCGCTGCCGTCACGGACCAGGGCTTCGCATCCCGGGTCGCCCAGCAGCAGACCGACAACCTCATCGGCGACCTGGAGCGTCTGCGTGGCTCGCTGGAGACCGCGCTGATCGAGGGCGGCAGCAAGGCGACCGTCGGGCTGCGGGAGATCGCCCAGTGGATCACCCACCTGATCGACGCCTACAACAACCTGTCCCCGGAGCTGCAGGCGAACATCACCTTGACCATGGGTCTGGTCGGCGCGCTCGCCTTGGCCGCAGGCGCCTTCGTCCTCATCCTGCCCAGGGTGGTCGCGTTCCGGGCGGCCGTGACAGAACTAGCCGTCACCATGCCCCGGCTGGCCGCAGCCGCATCCGCCACGACCGGATTCATGTTCGGACCCTGGGGGATCGCGCTGGCCGCCGGGATCACCGCCCTCACCATGTTCGCCGGCGCGGCCGACGACGCCAAGGACGACGTGAAGGACCTCACGAGTGCGGTGCAAGCCGACAGTGGCGCGGTCGGGGAAAACACCAAAAAGTGGCTGGCGCACAAACTGGAGGCCGACGGCGTCCTCAAGGCTGCCTCCAAGGTCGGCGTGTCCACCGCCGACCTCACCGAGGCGATCCTCGGGAGCGGGGAGGCCCTCGACCGCGTGCGGGCCCAGATGGCCCCGTACAAGGACCAGTTGAGCGACCTCGGCGACGTGCAGTTCGATGTCCAAAAAGGGACCCACACGTGGACGGGTGGCGTGAAGGCGGTCGAGGACGCTCTCGGCAGCCTCACCCCGAAGGTGGCCGGCGCCACCGATGCCGCCAAGCGCGAAGCCGAGGCCGCCGGGGGGGCAGCGACCGGCACCGCCAAGCTCGGCACCGAGGCGCAGAAGACGACCGCCGACCTGGAGAAGCAGAAGAGTGCGGCGGAGAAGCTGTCCGACGCCCTTGACGTGCTCAACGGCCGCAACATCGGTGCCGCCAAAGCGGCGATCACCTTCCAGGGCTCCCTGGCGGACCTGACCGACAAGGTCAAGGAGAGCGGCACCGGCCTGGATATCGCCACCGCCAAGGGCCGTGAGGTGAAGGATGCTTACCTCGGGGCAGCGGCAGCGGCACTGGCCCACGCCGAGGCGGTCTCCAAGCAGCAGGACTCGGTCGAGGCCGGCCAAGCGGTGCTGGCCCGCGACATCGAGATGCTCAAGGCGACCATGCGCCAGGCCGGATTCACCGAGCTGCAGATCGAGTCGCTGACCAGGGCCTACACCCAGCTGCCACCTACCGCGCAGACGACGGTGACCGACCCGGGTGCGCTGCAGGTCATCGCCGACCTGGAACGGGTCAGGCAGAAGGTCGAGGGGGTCCCGCCCGGCAAGAGCATCTCCATGAGGGCGGTCACCGCCGAGGCCGAACAGGACCTGGTGGCGCTCGGCTACAAGGTCGAGCACATGAAGGACGGCACGGTGAAGGTCACCGTACCGGTCAGCGATGCCTTTAACTCGACCACGGCGATTCAGAGTTACATCGACCAGATCAAGGGCCGGTCTGTCTCCATCCGGGTGAACACCGACTTCTACACCAGCGGCGTGGGCCCCTACGGTGGCAAGCCGCTGCCGATGCCGCAGGCCGCCGGGTCGGTTATCACCATGGCCAGCGGCGGGGTCACCGCTGCTGCGTCCGGGCTGACGACTCGGCAGGCGATGGTCGCCAACCGGCCGATCCTGTGGGCGGAGGCCGGCCCCGAGGCGTACATCCCGCTGTCCGCCTCCAGGCGGGCACGGTCAACGGCCCTGCTGTCCGAGGTCGCTGACCAGTTCGGCTACCAACTCGCCCCGGCAGCGCGGGACCTGACACCTGTGCGGAGCATCGCCGGGTCCCCCGTGCCCGCGTCGGCGCCCCTCGGCGGCGATCGGGTCACCAACATCACCCTCAATGGCGCCAGGCAGGACTCGGCGGAGCAAGCCGCCGACATCGCCCGCCACCTGGCGTTCACAACCTGAGAGGGGGCGGCCTGTGGCCGGATACACGCCGGGCCAGGTCCTGGCGGGCAAGACGGTGACGCTGGGCGGCATCTCCCTCGGGGCGGTGGATGCCGCCGGGGTCGCCTGGACACTGGACTCCGACGGCTTCCAAGGCTGGGACAGCGCGGACGTGCGGACCCAGTACTCGGAGCGCCAGGCGGACCATGGCGCCTGGGCGGGGCCGGCCTACCTGGCGGCCCGGGCCATCACTCTGGCAGGGAAGATCGTTGCCCCGAGCCTGCCCGCGCTGGACACCGCGATGGACCAACTCGCCGCCGCCGCGTCGCTCACCGACACCGTGCTGACCGTCGCCGAGACGGTGCCGCGGCAGTGCACGGTGCGCCGCAGCGGGCGGCTCCTGATGAAGCCGGTGACCGACCGGATCGCCGCGTACAGCGTCCTGCTCACGGCCCCCGATCCTCGCCGCTACAGCACCACGCTGCAGTCGCAGTCCACCGCGCTGCCGGTGTCCTCCGGCGGCATCACGCTGCCGATCACGCTGCCGCTGACCATCACCGCCGGCGCCACCTCCGGCACGATCACCCTCACCAACGCGGGCAGCATCGCGACCCGCCCGACCTTCACGATCACCGGGCCCGTCGTCTCCCCGGCGATCCTCGTGCAGTACCCCGACTCGACGGTCAAGCAGCTCGCCTACAGCGACACCCTGGTGACGGGCGACTCGCTGGTCATCGACACGGACGCGCGGACCGTCACCCTCAACGGCACCGTGTCCAGGCGCCGCTACCTGTCCGGCTCGTGGCCGGAGATCCCGCCCGGCCAGAGCGTCACCGTCCAGTGGGTCGCCAGCGCCCCATCACCCACCGCTCTGCTGACCGGCACCTGCCGGTCAGCCTGGCTGTAGAGGAGGCCACATGGCCAGCACCGATCCCCTGTGGCTCCCCTCCATCAGCTACGACGAGGTCGAGCTCCGCAAGATGGACTCGGCCCTGATCATGGCGGACGGCACGGCGCTCGGCTCCCGCCCCGGCATCCGCCCGGGCGACCCGGGCCTCGCCGTGACGCTGAGCGGCACCACCGTCAACGTCTCGGCGGGCACCGCCACGTTGTACCGCTCCGGGCAGGGCGTCTACCGGGCACAGTTGGCCGCGACCAGCCCCGGCACTCTGACCGCGGCGAACGCCACGTTCGCCCGGGTGGACCTGGTCTACCTGCGCGTGTGGGATACCGCCATCGACTCCTCCGGCCTGCGCAAGGCCGACACCGTCTACCTGGCCGGCACCGCGTCCGGTTCGCCGGTGGCGCCGACCCCCGGCGGCACCGAGATCTACATCCCGCTGGCCACCATCAACGTTCCCTCCACTGGCGGTGGCGGCACGGGGGCGGCCACGGTCTCCAGTGCGGTGCGGCAGGTCACGGTCGCCCCCGGCGGGATCCTGCCGGTCTCCACCGCCGCGGACATCGCCGCCGCCGGCGTCTACGCGGGGCAGGTCCGGTACAACGCGGGCGTGCTGGAGTACTGGTCCGGGTCGGCGTGGGTGGCCATCAACCCGCCGTTGCTCACGGCGTTCACCGAGTCATCCGTGGCGGCGACGACCAACAACACCAGCTGGGGCGACGCCACCGTCATCGTCTCCACGACGGTCGTCGTCCCGCCGTCGGGCAAGGTCGCCATCTTCGGCCAGTCCCAGCTCTACCAGGCGACGAGCAGCCAGTCCGCCTACTCGGGCCTGCATGTCAGCGGCTCCACCTCGGGAGTCATCCGGGCGGCGACCGACGCGACCGCGTTGAGGATCATCAACTTCAACACGGGCGACAACAACATCATCCCGGCGACGGCAGCGTTCCGTGTCACCGGAGTGGCCGGCGAGACGCTGACGATCAAATGGCAGCACCGCGTGTCCGGCGGCGCCGCGCAGTTCGACTACCGCAACATCGTCGCCATTCCGCTGGCAGGCTGACGTGGCGGCTCTCGAACCGGTGTGGCTGGCGTGCGACCTGCGCACCGGGGCCGTCGCGGAAGAGCTCCGGTCGCTGACCGTCCCGACCATCTCGCGCCGTCTGGGCGCCGTGACCAGCGTGGCGGCGGAGCTCGACCTTGCCGGGGCGCCACGCGAGTGGGAGGCCGCGACCGACCCGGGCCGCACCATGCTGGTCGCCGTCGACCCCGTGACGTCCCAGCCGCTGTGGGCCGGCACGACTCTCGTCCGAGCCGGCGGCAGCGGCCCCTCTGCGCCACTGACCGTGGCCAGCTCGGAGGCGTACCTCGACCGGGTGTACAGCGGCTCGTACTCGGCCACCGGCACGGACCTGACCACCATCATGGCGGCCGTCGCCGCACCCGCTCTCGCTGGCGGCCCCCCGATCGTCCTCGATACCACGGCCAGCGGCACCAACGCCGACTACTCGGTGGCCGACGATGACGACCGCAGCTCGCTGTCCTGCCTGGAGGAGCTCGCCGGCATGCAGGGCGCCCCTGAGTGGACAGTCGATCCGGTCTGGGCGGACGCCGCCCAGACACGCATTCAGCTGGTCCTGCGCATCCGCCCGATCATCGGCGTGCAGAGCGACGACCCCGACCCGGTGTTCGACCTGCCGGGCTGCGTCGCCGCCTACACGCTCACCGAGTCCTATGAGAAGGGCCGGGGCGCCACCCGGACCGTGGCCCGCGGTGACCGCATCGACGGCGCCCGCGCCACGTCCGCCGCTCACACCGACACCGACCTGATCGCCTCCGGCTGGTGCCTGTGGGAACACCGCTGGACGCCCGCCCAGGGAATCACCGACGTCGCACAGCTGGAGCGGCACGCCGCCGAGGCCCTGGCCCTGATGCGGACCGGCTCCCGCGCCTGGTCTATCCAGGCCGTAGCTTCCGCATCCCCCCGCCTTGGCACCTCCTGGGCTCTGGGAGACAGCATTCGCCTCGCGGTCGCCGCCTCGCCACGCCATCCGACGGGTGCGGACGTCGTGGCCCGTGCGTACGCCTGGTCTCTCGACATCACCGGCGACCGGGTCTCCCCCATCCTCCTGGAGGACGCGTGACCAGACGCCTGGATGGTCTGCCCCGGCAGCCGGATGACCTCGGTCGGCGGCTCGCCCGCTTGGAGGCCGACGTGGAGCGGCTCCGGGCTGCCACCCCGGACCTGTCGGCGGCCGACGCCATGCTCGCGCCGCTGGATATCGACATCACGCGGTGGCCGCAGACCGCATCGGGGAGCTGGACGCCGGTGGCCCGCTCCAGCAACATCGCCCACGGCACCCGGATGCGTATCCGGGTGGCCACCGCGGTGTCCGGGGGCGGCGCCGGCACGGTCCGCGTCACCATTCAGGGCGTCGTCTGGGCAGCCGCCGTGACAGCGCCCGACGTCCTCGACGTCACCGCCGCGCTCCCCGCCGGGGTCAGCCTCGGCTCCGAGTTCGTCACCCAGATCGAGGCACTGCGCACGTCCGGGGCCGGGCTGGTCCACGCCCAGACCCAGCTGATCCGCTCACTCACCTGACAGCCCGCCTGCCCTGCACCGCAGCGGCCGGGCTCTCCCCTGCTCTGGAGGTGCCATGACCCTCGGCGTCGACTACCCATGGACTCATCCCAGCCCGGCGGCCCTGGCCGCCGCCGGGGCCGAGTTCGCGATGCGGTACCTCAGCACCGACCACACCAAGAACCTGACCCGCGCCGAGGCCGACGCACTGGCCGCGCGCGGGATCTGGTCCGGTGTCGTCTGGGAGACGACCGCCGGACGGGCCCTGAACGGCTGGGCCGCCGGGGCAGCTGACGCACGAGCAGCTGTCGGGCAGGCCGCGGCCTGCGGCATGCCCGACAGCAGGCCGATCTACTTCGCCGTCGACACCGACACGACCTGGGACAAGGTCTTGCCCTACTTCCAGGGCGTGGCCAGCGTGCTGCCTGCCACCCGCGTGGGCGTGTACGGCGGCATCCGGATCGTCGCGGCAGCCGCCACCTCCGGCCTCGTCGACTGGTACTGGCAGGCGTCGGCCTGGTCCGGCGGCCGGTGGGACCCGCGGGCGCACATCCGGCAGCTCGGCTACATCACCATCGGCGGCGTCCAGTGCGACCGCAACGAATCCATGGCCGCGGACTACGGGCAGTGGATGCCCGGCGGCCGCACACCCATCACCGAGGAGGACCCCTTGGCCGCATTCACCCGCGCCGACTTGCTGGACATCGTGACCGAGGCGGCGAGCAGTGTCACCGTTCGCGACGCCAACGCCTACGCCATGTTCTGGTGGCTCGGCCAGGCCCTCGACGGGAACGTGCCGGACGGCGCCGGCGCCGGCTGGGCCGGCCTGCTCGGCAAGGTCGGCACGGCCCTCAACTCCCTGCCGGACGACGCCAAGCAGACCATCCGCGACGCCGTCACCGCCGCGCTCGCCGACTCCACCGTCCGCGTGCATGTCGACGTCACCACCCCCACCACGAAGGAGTCCTGACCATGGGTCCGATCGAGACCAAGGTGAAGGCGGCCACGGCCGCCGCGTACATCGGCACCACCGGACTGCTCGCGTCCCTCACTGCGGTGCAGGACCAGCCCGGGCTGATCGGGTGGCTGCCGGCGTGGCTGACCCCGTTCGTCCTGGGCCTGCTCCCGGCCGCCGTCGCGGCCGTATCCGGCTACCGCGCCAGTCACACGCCGCGCTTCGACGAGGACGCCCGGGCGGCGGCCGACACCCGGAGTCGCTGAGGTGCAGGCGGCGGCTCGCCGGGCCGCCCGCCGGGTGGGCCGCCGCGGTGCAGTCCTCGCCCTCAAGGGGGCGATGGCCGTGCTGTACGGGTACAGCCAGCTGGTCCAGCCCAGCCCGAACCAGGTCGGTATCCGACTGCTGCTGCTCCTGATGCCGGCCCGCTGCTGGGGCTGGGCGTGGGTGATCGCTGGCGGCGTCGCGCTGGCGTGCGTCGCCCTGCGGCAGGGCCGGGACTGGGCCGGATTCGCGGCCGTGTACCTGATGGCGTCGACCTGGGCGCTCGGCAATCTGGCGTCGTGGTGGCTGTACGGCAACGAGCGTGGCTGGATTGCCGCGTTGATCTGGGCTGCTTTCGGGGGTGTGGCAGCTGTAGTGGCGGAGTGGCCGGAGCCGCTCCCCGGAGAAAGCGGCGGGCATGAGCGCTGAGGCATGGGCCGCGATGACGGCGATACCGGTGTCACTGGCGACACTGGGCGGGACGATCTACACGGCGCGGGCCGGCCGCCGAACGCGCGGCCAGGAGCGCCGCGACGACTTCACCACGGTGACGGACCGGATGGAGCGGGAGCTGGAGCGGCTCAGCAAGCGGGTCGATGAGACCGAGCTGGAGTCGGTGCAGCAGCGGGCCCGGATCTCGGGCCAGGAGTACACGATCCGCTACCTGGTCGGCTGGGTCCGATCGCTGGTCGGGTACGTGCAGACGTCAGGGCTGGAGCCTCCGCCCACCCCGCAGCCCGTTCCGGAGGAGGTGCGGCCGTACCTGCACGACCTCGGCGTCTGAACGCCACCGCCCCCTGTTCGGCCGGAAGGCCACGCAGGGGGCGGTGGCGTGCGTCCAAGCGGCCTACCACCGTCCGATGTGGTGGTCATCACACTAGATCAGCGGCGGGGAGTATCCTCGACTCGCGGCCGCGGCACTGCTGGCGGCCCGACAGAGTTGTGCCCCCGTGTGGAGGTTGGGCTCCCACGAGGGCAGCAAACCAAAGGAGTTGGTGCCTCCATGGTTCATTCCCACGATAACGCGAACCTGCCTGCCCCCGGTACTGGGGCGAGCCCGTTCGATCAGATTCGTCGCGTCGACGACTACGGCCAGGAGTACTGGTCAGCCCGCGAGCTCCAGCCGATCATGGGCTACGAGAAGTGGGATCACTTCGGTGGGTCAGGCGGCGTTGTCGAGCGGGCCATCCGCTCGGCGGAGAATGTCGGAACCTACTCTGAGCAGGCTTTTTCCCGGATCCGGGAAGAAGGTACGGGCGGTGCGCCGCGGCTCGACTACCGGTTGAATCGGAACGCCGCATACCTGGTCGCCATGAACGGCGACCCGAACAAGCCTCAGGTTGCTGCAGCGCAGGCGTACTTCGCGGCGCAGACGCGCCAGGCTGAAATCGCCACCAGTCGGCCGATGTCCGAGATCGAGATGGCCCGGCAGTACCTTGCCGTCTTGGAGCGCGAGGAGAAGCAGGCCAAGGAGCTGGCGATCGCGGCCCCGAAGGCCGGCAAGTGGGACAAGTACCTCGACACTGACGGCCTGATTGGCATGCGGTCGCTCGCGGACATGCTGGGCGAGGACGTCAAGGTCATCACGAACTGGCTGGTGGAGATCGGCATCTTCCGCAAGGAAGTCTCCCGGTACGGCGGCGCCCGGAATCTTCCGCGCCGCCCCTACCAGCAGGCTGGCCAGTTCGTCGTCAAGGTCGAAAGCGCCAACGGCGTGAGCTTCTCGGTGGCGTACGTGACCGCGCGAGGCCTCGACCTGATCGATGATCTCTGGCGCCAGAAGGACGTCCGGCTCCCGGACCGACCGGCAGGCCGCTGACCGCCGAACGATCGCCGCCCCGCTCTCCTTCGGGAGGGCGGGGCGGTTTCTCGCGTCCGGGGTCAACCTCTCTGGCGCGGTCGCCGCCCGTACTCGCTGATCCACCGCTCACCAGGCAGCACGATGTCGGCGGTCTCGACCGCCTGGCCAGTGGCCTGGTTGTAGTACGTCCGCTCGATCACCAGCACCGGGACGCCGGGCGTCGTCTCCAGGCTCTGGGCTTCGGCGCGGGACAGGGCCCGGGCGGTGACCCGTTCGACCGGCTGCCCGACCTCGATGCCGATGAGGGCCATCCGGTCGGCAACGCCGATCCCCGCGTGTGGGCCGGCCTCGGGCAGGACGACCAGCGTTCCGCCGGTGACGGCCATCGGCTCCCACGACTCGGCCACGTAGGACGGCACGCCGTTGGCGAGGTAGACGTACGAGGTGTGCATCACCGGGGCGCCGGGCTCGATCCCGAGCCGTCCAGCGATGCCCTCCGGCGCCCGGGCGGTGGCCGACTCGGACCGCCAGGACCCGGCGACTCCCTGCTCGGCCAGCGTTGCCTCAGTCGGCGATCCCTCGCCGGGCGCCACGCGCTGGCGCCGGACCAGCCGGGCCGGGGGCTCCTGCGAGCGGACGAAGTAACCGCGACCATGGCGGGCAAGCACGAGGCCCTCAGCCTCCAGGAGTGCGTACGCCTTCTGGCCGACGCTCTGGCTGTAGCCGAACTCGGCGCCGAGCTGCGTGAGAGACGGGAGGCGGTCCCCGGCGGCCAGTTCGCCGCTGGTGATGCGCTCGCGGATCTGGTCTGCGACGTGCAGGTAGGGGGACGGTTCGCCGTGGTTCATGGGCGTGTCCTCCTACTGGCTGTGCGGGACTGGTGACACAGTATCTCCCGACGCTCTACTGTATGCATAGAGCTGAGCCCTACGCATACAGGGGGAACGGTGCAGGTCAGCATGCGCACATCCGTCCTGAGGGCAGCAATGGAACTCGCTTCTGGTCTGACGGCCAGGGTGAAGCGCACCAGTACAGGCACCCGGATCACGATCCCGGCGCCGCCGCTCGGAAGTGACGGCTGGGCCCTGCTCCTGGAGGCACTGGAGACAGCGGACCGGTACGGCTCCACCGATGCCGGCGGTCGGATCCGAATCTGGGCGGAGATCGAGGAGGACCCCGTGGCCGATGACGACGTCGTCCAGCAGGCCCGCTGCCACGTCTGCGGGACGACCGAACCGCCCCTGCACCCCGAAACGATTGAGGTCCGGGTTGGGCCCGGCGTCATCCAGGACGTAGCTGCGGCGGTCTGCACGAAGCACCTGGAGCTCGACCAGTGAGCGCCGTACCGCTCCCGAACTACCGGGCGACCGGCGAGTTCATGTTGCCCGGCATCGCCTTCACCGTCGACTGCCGCTCGGAGGGCGGACAGTACATATCCGTCGAGTGCCAGGCCGGAGCCCACCACGGCTGCCCGGGTGGGATCCGCGAGACTGGCGGAGCACAGGCACTCGTCTGCGACTGCCCGGCCGTCGGCTGCGACTGCCGCCGGCCGCTGCGACTCCACGCAGTGCCCGACCTGGCAGCCCACTAGTCGTCCCGGAAGAGCTGCCATGGCTCGACGCCGAGGGCCCGGGCGAACGCTGACAGGGCGTCAACATTCGCTGACGCCTCACCCAGTTCGTACTGGCCGACCGTGCGGCGGTCGAACGAGGTCAGTTCGCCCAGTCGTTCCTGGCTGAGGCCGCGGCGGTAGCGCAGGGCCCGAATCCTGCCACCGACGGCCCGCCGTAGCTCGAGCTGGTGTTCATCGGGCTGTCGGGTAGGAGGCACCCGACGACCGTCTCCAGTCCTCGACCTAGAGTCTGTACGTATATGCCGTCAGTGTCTCGAATATCCATTCGATATGCTTCGGCGGCGAACCCTCAATCTCCCCGGCATCGTCCCCCAGGCGGGCCGGGGAGGGCCGGCCCCCGCACTTCGGTGCGGGGGCCAGGTCCATCACAGGACGGGCTGGAGTCGCGCAGGGTCGAACACCCGCAGGCCGGGGCCGGTCGGTAGAACTCGGTAGCCACCTGAGACGACGGCCAGGACCAAGGACCTGCGATCCACGGGCTTCATCTCCGGCCATCTCGTGGCGATGTCGCCGGCCGCCAACAGCTTCTTCACGACCGCCGGCAAGGGCGAGGCCGCCAGCGTCCGGCTGGACTCGAGCCGCTCGGCGATGATGCTGCGGGCCTCGGTGTACTCGGCGAAGGACAGCTCACGTCGAGCCCACATGCCGACGAGCACTTTCAGCTGGGCCTCGTCGTCAGCCAGCTCCGCCCGGGCGTCCGACACCGCGTCAGCAGAGAACGCGTTCTGCAGCGCTGCCAGCGATCCAGGGTTGGACAGGTACTCCAGGATCTGGCGCTCGATCTCGGCCTCGGCACGCGGAGCGGAAACGGCAATGCGCCCACAGCCGCCGCGCGGCGTCGCGCACCAGTACCTGGGTCCCCAGGCGAGGAGGTGTCGGCCGCACAGTCCGCAGAGCAGTACGCCATTCAGCCAGCGCTTGAGGGCGTTGCTCGCGGCTCCGTGGGCCGACCGCCGCGCCCGGAGCCGCAGTTGGACGTCGTCCCACACGTCCCGGTCCAGGATGCTCGGCCATGCGGCCTCGCCTGTGACCTCGCCCCGGAAGCGGCGAAGTCCGGCGATTCGGGGCCCGCCGAGGATGGTGCCCACCGAACGCGTGCTCCACCGGTCCGCATAAGGCGGCGGGGGCCCGTTCTCCTCCAGGTAGTTGACGACGGCGTAGAGGCTGCCCTCCTCGCTGAGAATGATCTCGGCCATCTTGCGGATGGCCGCCGCCTCCTCTTCTCGGATCGTCATGCCGTCGGCGTCGTAGCCGAAGGCCCGACGGCCACCACCCGAGGGCTTGCCCAGCTTGGCCAGCTCCTCATGCTTACGGGACACGCGGCGCGATGTGTCCCGGCTGGACTTGTTGGCGATGGCCACCATGACGCGCGCCATGGTGATGTCCGCGTCGGAGTCGAGGCGGAGCGATCCGGTCACCGAGGTGACCGGGATGCGCTTCTGCTCGACGATGTCAATCAGGTCCTCGAGGTCGCGGGGGTCGCGGGTGTAGCGGTCAAGGTCGTAGGCCATCAGCCCGTCTCGCTCGCCG